TATATGATAGGTTGGACTCTGTGAATACCAACAACCTTTTGTAGAGCCACGCTCAAATCCAGGAACTTCATATTAAACAGTTACGTCTAAAAATACAACTTCGTATCTCTACGCTCTTGCATTGCCACCACAGCTATGAATCAAGTTACGACCTCTACGGACCGCCATTCCTTGCACTATCTAACTTAGACCGTCGCCTAACTTATGTACTTAATATAACATATATAAAACAGAAGTCAAGACTTTTTTTCAATTTTTTTTATAGTTTCTGCGTATCTTCTACCATTTTTTTCAATCCACGAATATTCAACTTTGTCGCCTAACACAAAATTGTAGTCTACTGTTTCAAAGAATACATCTTGTCGTTGAACTTTCCATTGATCAGGTAGTATAGTACCATATTTTTTACGTTTACTAAATTTAATAATTGTTCCAGTGTTTTCCATAACATCTCCAATACAATGTACTTATCACAAAAATAGGCCCCGGAGGGCCTATTTCTAATACATGTTTCTAGCCTTAGCTGAATGATACGTTTGAAACGCTTACACGAGCTAGGTAATCAGCAGCATTGCCAAGCGACGATGCTGTGTTGTTTAGCTCAACATAACCGTAACGTGTCATGAAGCTTACTACTGGCTCAAACGATGTTGGATCTAGTACAACACCTGAACTCATTAGNGGGATGTATGGGCAATAGAACGCTGCTGCGTCTGATTCCGAAGAACCTTTATAACCAATTAGTACATCTTTGCTGTCCGAAGCATATGTGTTTACATACACTTTCATTGCATTGTTCAATGTACCAACCATTTTAGTGTTAGTTGGTGCTTCAAATGTGCCTTCAGTTGTACGTGCAAACGCTGAAGTTGTTGCAGATTGTAGAACTGTTAATGTGTGTGGTGACACAACAGCCCAGTTACCTGCGCCACGGCGTGTACGCTGTGCGATTTTGTTTGATGCACGGTTGATCATAACTGCTAATGCAGCATGTTCGTCACCAACAAAAGTAGCTGTACCACTAACAGCAGCTTGGTCAAACTGTACGTCTGATTCAGCTGAACCTGCTAGGCTGTATAGAGATGCTAGGACCTCTTGGTCGATTTCAGCAGTAATCTCTTGTGCTAGTGCAGCCATGATTTCTGCTTCTACGTCGATACCGTGCTGTGACTGCGCATCCTGAGCAGCTTCAAAAGTCCAACGTGCTGATAGCTTACGTGTTTTAGCTTCAACAGTTTGCTTTAGTACTTGGATACTTAGTTTGTTACCAGCTGTACCTTCCATTGCCGCAGTTGCATTTGCTCTACCTGCGTCTGAACCAGCTTCGTCACCTGAGTAACCGATAGCTAGTTTGAATGGACTTAGTGCTTCTTCACCCGCTGTTGCATCGTCAGCTGTGTCGCTATAACGAACGCGAAGTGTGTGAATCTGACCAACTGGGCCAGTCATTGGTTGTACACCAACAATCTCGTTTGCGATGACAGTTGGCATCACACGTCTGATTACTGGGAGGATAACACGGTTAAGTGTTGCGATATTACCGGCAGATGTAGCACCAGCAGTTGCAGTCTCCATCAAATACCTACGGGTATTTTCAAGTGTTGAAGACATTACTGCTTTCTTTGTGCCTTGTAGGCCTTCAAGAAGTGCGCTTTTTGTATCGTGCCAGCGACTTTCTAGTAGTTCTGACATTGGTTTCTCCTTATTTATAGTCCAGCTAAACGCTTAATATCAACTACTTTGTTGTTATCTACGTTTGCTTGTATGTCATTTGTTTGTGTTTGCACACGGTTGCCTGTTATTTCTTTTGCCTCTGCCAATACTGCCTTCTTCTTTGCTGGAGATTTACCGTCAATAACTGCCGGTAGATACTTGTCAAACGATTCACGAAGTTTCTTCGTTTGTACAGATTCCAGTAAGTCCATCATAATTCCTTTCTGATCCTTGCTTAAAGGCCCAGTAAGTTCGCTAATAATATCGTTACGTGCAATTGACTCATTAATCATTTTGATTTTTTTGTCTTGTGCTTCTGCAAGATTTATTGCTTTTGCCGCAGCTTCACGTGCTTCTACTATTTGTCTGTCTTTTGTGTTAACAACTTTTAATAGTTTAGCTGTTTCCGACTTCTCATTTAGTAAGCTATGTGTATATTCGTTGCTAAATGCTTCGAATATTTTGCGACCAAAGTCATTTTTACGTGCGCTATCAATATCTTCTTTAAGTGACGAAATTTCTTTTTTAAGACCTTTCGAAACAGTTTCTGATACTAATGTAGCACTTTTTTTGATAAAGTCTGACTTAACTTTATCAATTTGAGCTTTGCCTTCACGTACTAAACGTACTTTTGTTTCGGCAAGATCTTTTTTATCTTCATAAAACTCTGCAAGTTCTTTTGCAAGAGACTCAACTACAAATTCTTCCATAGCAATAAACTTGTCAGCCATTGCTTTTTGATCCGAGTGTAGTTCTGTTACTTCTTTTTTCAACGATTCTAATACAAAATCTTTTAATAGATTTGCATTTTCACGCTGTGCAACAGCGAATTTAGCTTTTGCTTCTGCAAGTTGTTTACGATCATCTTGGAATTCTGCAATTTCTTCAGCTAGTTTTTCACTAACCAATGAATCAATTGCTTCAACCATAGTTTGCTTGTCGTGTTCATACTTCCCTGCAAACTCTTCACGTAATTCAGCAGTAACAGAAAGGCGATTTTCTTTCACCTTAGCGTTCCAAGCCTCTTCAAGTTCTGTGCGAACTTCTTCTGAAATAGCAGTGTTTTCAAAGAGTGATTTCAGTGCATCATTCATTTCTTTCTCCTTGGTCACTGGAGTTTGCTTATTATATCTAATAAGCTCTCTTTAATGTATTTTTGTGCCTTTTTATCGCCTTGTACTTCCCTAGCTGTGTGGAACGCCTTTAATCCACCTTTGGTGTTCATAAGATGTTCATATATTGGTGTTGGATATGCACCGGGGGCGCTGGGCTGAGCCACAACGTCCACGGTGATTATTTCAAAATCAGTTACTTCTCCTGATCCATCTTCTTTTACATTGCCCGACCCCCTTGAAGAAACACCTAGTTTAACTCCGCTTTCAAGCATTGTTTTAACTAGTTGTCCCATTGGAGTAGGCAAGATTTTTAACTTGCCATAACCGTTTGGCCCATCCATCCACATTTCGCTGATCATGTGACTCACTCGGTCCAAGTTAATGTTAAGTCCATCTGGATGATCTACTTCACCTAACACTGAGTAGCCACCACTAATTTGTTCGTTGAGTGTGGTGACAGCCCTGCCAATCTCGTTAACGGGATAAACACGCTGATTTGCGTTGCGTACTCCGCCTTGAATGCAAATACCTTTCATAAAAAGATCTTTGCCTTCATTAGCAGACTCAACAACAATCTTAGCTTGGTCGAAACTCAAATGTTCGTTTAGTAAATTCATACTTCAGTCCTTAATTACTTTGCTCTTTTAGGAGCACCATTTAGCATTGAACCTGCTGACTTGTCGTCTGCGCCGTTCATTGCTGGTTTAGTAGCATTTGTCATTGACTTTGATGCTTTACCGCCTGGTTTATTTACATTACCCATGTCGTCAGTTTTTGGTGCTGCTGCTTTGCCGCCAGCTTCGTCTGCTGAACTTTGTGCAATATTACCTACTGTGCCGCCCATGTCGTTTTTACCTGCAACTGCTGACTTTGTACCGTTTGTACCAGTGTCGCCCATTGATGCAGTTACTTTTTCTACATACTCGCGCATTGTTTCAGTTTGTGATTTTTCACCTTCTTCAACTTCTTCGTCGGTTGCTTCTTCAACTTCTTCGTCAGTTGCTTCAAACGCTTCCATTTCGTCGTCGTCTTCGCCTTCTTCTGAATCCATGTCCATTGGCATTTCGTCGTCGCCGCCCATGTCATCATCTGCTGGTGCTTCATCGTCGCCCATCATTGCGTCAAATTCTGCTTTTAGTTCGTCTAGCATATCTTCGATGTCTGTTAAACGATCTTCTACATCGCCTTCGCCTTCTTCATCGTCCATGCCCATGTCGTCCATGCCCATGTCGTCCATGCCTGGCTCTTCTTCGCCACCCATGTCTGGCATTTCGATAGCACCTGCTAATTCGTCTGCTGGATCTGCTTCATCAAAAAACGATTC